GCTGAGCTGCTGGGTTTCGAGCTGGCCCTTCTGCTGGATCTCGGCCGCCTTGAGCTGCCCCTGCTGCTGCATCTTGGCGCCCTCGACCTTCATCTTGACTTCGCCCTTGATCTTTTCAGCGCCAACCAGATCCGGCGCCGGCGGCTGCTGGTTCTGCTGCGCGGCCTTCTCAGCCTGCTGCTTGTCAATCTGAGCGAGGGCCTCCGGCGTAGTCGGCGGGAAGTAGGGCGCGATGTTCTTTTCGCCGGCCAGGCGCAGGAGCTGCTTCTGGGTATTGCGGAAATGCTCCCAGCCACAGATCGGGTTGGCGAGGCCAAGCATCATGATTGCCTGCTGCTGCACCTGGGCGACCTGGGTCAGGGCCATGATCCGGCTGTCAAGATGTCCATTGCCAAGGCCGACATTGACCGTGACACCGACCTGGTCGTGCCAGATATCGGGCAGGATCTCCTGGTAGCCTGACATGGTCTTGATCGACTGCGGGCCCTGGAGTTCGTTCATGGCAATGCGGATGATCGCCAGAAACATCGATTTGATGCCGGTTTCTCCGGCATTGCGCGCCATCATCTCCATGCGGGCGTCAGCGCCCATCACCGAAGCGTTGGCGGCGATCTTGGTGGTGGACTGGAGCGCGTCGGGATCGAGCCCCTGGCTCATTTTGGAGATGCCAGAGCGCTTTTCCGAAACTGTTTCGAGGTACTGAAGAACCGGGAGCGTCTCGCCGGCAATAAAGGGAGTTGTCAGCTCCTCGATCTGACCAGGCCCCTTGGTTCGAATAAGCGCCCCAATCTCGGTGTTTTTCATGTCCTCGGCATTGACCATGACCTCGTTGAAGGCGGTGCGGGGGTTGTTGGTCAGTGCCGCGTTGTCAATAATGGTCCTGAGCAGAGCCGTCTGGGCGTCCTGGTCCTGGATCAGATCCTCGGCCAGCGAAATAGGGAAAAACACATGCGGTGCGAGATCCGTCTTGAAGATGCCGAGTGGGGCGAAGTTAACCGGCTCATCAACGAGTATCTTGTAGTTAGACCCTCCGGTGATGATGTGACGAAGTTCCGCTACACCATCACCATCTGCATCGATACGAAACCAGATCTCGCCGATAGTTAATTCGTCTGACAACGGATCTTTTTCGTCGGCATCCGGCTCGTTTTCGTTGACCGGATAGGTGGTGCGCTCGTCTCGCTCGTAAGTTCCCCTGACATTCTCGTCGGTGGAGCCTCGAAGTTCGATCAGATCATCGGGATCGAGCCCCAGCAGGACTGCATCGTAGATCCGCATGGTTTCAAGCGTGCCGATGAGCCTGGCGTCTTCGAGACACGTCGCAGTGGCGTTGACAATGAAGTTTTCCGGCGGAACCAGGTCCAGATGCCAGATTTTCCTGACATTTTGACGAGTTGACACGGCCTGAACTTGAGGTGTGCCGTCTTCGCCGTCAAATTCCTCGGAAACCTCGGTAATCTGCGTGCTGGGGTCCTCTTCCAGCACTGACAGCTCTTCCGGCGGCACAATGATGTTGCTTTGGTGCCTGGCGATCACTTTTTTCTCCAGTGACACCTTGACAACACCAACTCTGGCCTTCAGCGCGTCGGTACAGCCTCCAATCAGCGCTTCATAGCCGCCAAATCTGTCATAAACGCTGTTTGCTAGGAGGGTTTCCTCCTGGCAGATCTGCTCATCTTCCTCATCGTCAGAATAGAATTCTGCAACTTTGTCGTTTTGAGTAAAAATTCGAGCCATTGAGGGAATGACACTTCTGACGCCATCTCGTACACAAGTAACAATGACAGCGGAACGCCCCGGCTCGTGGGGGAGCTTGGTCTCGCCCTGGTAGTACTTGTCGGCGAGGATGCGGTTGTCGGTAAGCGACGACGTGCAGAAGTCATGAGCGGCCTCAATCTCACGCTGAACGATCTTCTGGAATTCTTCCTTGGGGATCGGCTTGAGTGGCTGCTTTTTGCGCTTCAGCGTTGATTGAAACATCTCATTCACCCAATTAAACGTCAACCGGCGGCTTTCTCAGTGTTTCACGCAACAGATAGCCCTCCAGCACCCACAACTGCCTGAAGGCGTTGTCATAGGCGTAAGCTTTGCCCACTTCGGCGTCATAGTTGTCCTTGGACGCCGGCGCTGACTGGCCATTGACCATGAAGCCGTTCTCCATGGTGATGATGCAGATGGTCAGCTGCCCGTGCTTCAGGTACTCGACGTTATCAATTTTTGCTTCGATGCTTTCTTTTGTCACTTTGGGAGCGGTCTTGGTGGCGACCACTGCCTGGGCTTCTTCAAATGACATGGGCTTTTCGATTTTCATGCGACTACTCTCAGGTTTCGACGGATCGGGATTGACCAGTCGCTCTTAGGGGTGGCGTATGGAGTACTCTGGACGACATATCTCAGTGCATCGGCGCCGTGCGCCGCCCAGTCTGACAACGGCGTGTCAGAAAATACTTTCTTCTTTGCGTCGTAGGCCCGCCTGAACATCCTTAGACAGTCAACCCCATCGTGACAGTTTGACTTGTCAAACCACATTCTTGTAAAAGCTACTCGTGTAGCTGAGATACCGCCGGCTTCATTGACTTTGGGGAGCACATGGACGCTAAAACCGCGATTTTCCATGAATTGGGTGCGTGTAAGGCCGGTCTGGAGTTCGCGCTGCTCAGCATCGTGTGGCAGATAGAGCGTCTGGATAGTGTAGGGCAGCTTCATCATCCAGTCGGCATAGACCGCCAGCTTGTGTCCGGTATCCTGGAAAAACTTCAGAAGATGGATTTCATTGCCGATAAGCTGGAAAATCCAGATGGCACTCGCCCCGCCGATGCCAAGGTCCATCGCGGCAAAAACCGGCGCGTTGGTGTCATATGAGACCGATGTGATCCGCTTTTCACGCTCGGCGCGCTCGACGTCCTCGCCGTAGAACGTGCCCCGGACCGCAGCATCGAAGTTGCATTCGTATTCCTGGGCGTACTCCTCCGGCGTCATGGTGCGACGGGCGAGATCGAGCTCCTTTTCCGACAGGATGCCGGTCTCGCTGGCCTTTAGAACCATGATCAGCCAATCGGGGTCGTCCTCGTGGTCTTTGACAATGTCATAAAAATGGTTTCGGCCCTTGGCGGATCCAATAAAGGTAGCTGAGCCAGCATACTCCGATAGGCTCGCTCGCACGACTTCGCCCCATACTCGCGGGTCCTGAATGGCGAACTCATCAAGGGAGGCGTGATCGAGATAAACTCCTCGGAGACCGTCATAGTTATCGGAGCCGGCAAGGATGAGCCTCCCTTCATGGGGAAATACAAGCGTCGTCTCCGCCTCCAGGAAGCGCATCCCTGGGATCTTGCGGGTGTAGTGCTTGGCATACATCCAGGCGTTGCGCTTTCCTTGCGAGAATGTTGGCGAAATGTAAGCGACCTGCGGCGGCGGGAAGCTCCGCTGCACAGAAGTCAGAACTTTGATGCATTCGTTCACTTCAGCCACAGTCTTCCCGCACCGTCTGTGGGCGACGATGGCCGCGAACCTCTGGGTACGGTTGTGGTAGGGAAGAAAAACAGACCTTGGATTGTAGGGAAGGGCTATGCGCTCGACCGGATCCGAGCGATCCGTGGGTCTCAAATCCAAGGGGATGCGCGGATTGGCGGCCTCGGAGCGATTGATCCTGTCAAAAGCCAGAGCGGCGGCGGCAGCACCGGCCAGGGTGAAATTGCGCCTGTCCACCATCACGCATCATCCGTGCCGGTGCGCGGAACAGCGACAGGGGTCATCTCGATCAGTCTGTCAGGCTCGACCAGGGCGTCGTCGTCACCACCCCAGGTGATCACCAACCTCTTCTGACCGGATTTGAGCTGCCCGTTGGGATCGAGCGCGCCTAAGAGCTTCGCCTGGGCAAGAGATGCAGCGACTGCGACGCCGGCGTTTCGGGTCTCGTAGGCGAACTCCCTGTCACGATCCAGCTGCTCGACGAGCTCGGCGACCGAACGTCCCGCTTTCTCGCGGATATACAGACGATGCCGGTCTACCTGATCGCGTACATCGGGATACGAAAGAAGCGTCCAGCCCAGGTGAAGGGAGTTGTCCGAATACCCGGCCGCATGCAGCGCATCCGGGATGATCGAGCCAAAAGCGATATGGGAAGCAAAGATGCTCCGTCGCGTGCTCTCGGCATGGTCGAAATCGACGTCGGAGACAGGATTGTCTTGCTCGATAGCCACTTACGTTCCCCGTCGTGGCAGAAGATGCTTTTCCGCTGTAGGCGCGGCGGGGCCGATTTGTCAAGAAATTCAGTGTCAAGCCTAACTGGGACGATTTTTTCGGGTCCAGTTATCCTGACCAATTAAAATCCTTTATGGTCCCACGGCCGGCGGTCGGGGAAGGGTCATGCCTTCTCTCGGGGGTCTCCCGGATCACCCGGTCCAGGGCCGCCGGCACCTTTTTATCCCCCCTGTATCAGATGACGTTGGGGAAAGTCTTAAAATGAGGAACTGGTGTCGGATGGCACCTGTACAGGTCACAGCGAGGCCGGCCGGGGGGGCCTCGACTGAGGATCTTCCTAATAGGTCACAAGCACTCCCATTTTAGCCTATACTAGGACTACTTATGCTGTTGACCAAGAGAATAGGAATGTTTGTGTCTATACTAGGATGTCACTGACTGTCAGCCTTGTCAGCCCGAGCGCCGGCCAAGCGCCAGTTTAGACTAGGGCAGAGACTAGGGCAGGCGCCGGCGCTTGAGAGCTAAGCCATTGATATCGCCAGACATTCGCGGCTTTGGGTGCGGAAGATGTTTCCGCCGTATGTCACACGTCACAGCTTGATTTGCTAGGAATAGAATGGCTGACAAAATGCTGTGACGCGCTAAGCCATTGGAAGGAAAGGCCGATTTCAATTCTGTCACAGCTGTCACACCTTATTTATTATATTAGCTAGTCAAGGAATAATAATAAAAAAGGCCATATCAAATTATATGGCCCGACTTCACTTCGGGGTTCGGCGCCGGCCATGCTGTGACAGCCCGCAAAAAGCGCCGGCCGATTATGGTTCTTTTCGCGTCACAGCATTGTCACAGCGACCACGGACCATCCTATGACAAACGGACAAAACTTGACGCTATACGTCAACAATTATTAAATTTCTCTCTAGGATCATATACTATTGACAAGACTAATTTATTTCGCAGGATTATTCCGAAAAACCTAGGATTATACCAGTGAAAATCAATGTCATCCTGTCAACTTCTGTCAATTCCTGCTGTTTGCCGGGCTTTAGACGGCCGTACAAGGCCACCTTGACAATCTGACACCTTGACACCTGCCAGCCGCGCAATGGCCTTCCTTGCCAATTTCGACTTTCATGGAAATAGGCCTTCCTTCCCGCGCGTCAAGCCGGCTTCCATCCCATACCCGACCTACTCGGTCAACAAGCTTTAACAATCTGACAACTTGACAGCCTATATAGTGTCATGCCATAAGATTGACACTGCCACCAAAACAAAGGACCACGCCATCATGGAAAGTCAGAGAAATTATTTGCGCCGGCTTATCTCAAATCATGCCGGCTGGCCGGCCATCAAGCGCCGCGACAACTTGAATATCGCCATGCTTAATATGGCGACAATCCAAAGGCTTTGTATTGAGCTTGGGATTGATCCGAACGCAATGCCGCCGATTGTTCCGGCCGGTGAAGCGCCGGAAGCGCCGCTTCCTTTTGAAACGGAAGATGAAAGCCGCGATGAACCCATTCCACCATTGCCGCACGATATAGAGACCGATGAACCAATGAAAACAAAGACCGTGACAAAGACTGACACCTTAAACGGCCTTTCGGAAGCGGAAGCGGCCATTTTAGTGGCCGTTCGTGAAGCCAATAGAGTTGCGGCCGAACGCGCGGCTCTTAATGCCGGCGCCAGTGAAAGCCGGATCATTGAATTGATTAATGAGCATGCGCCAAAGCCTTCACAAGTGGCGATAACCATTGCGCGCGGGCCCGATATCCAAAAGGCTGAAGGCTTGTTTCATTACAAGTTTGCGCTAGTCGTGACAGCCATTGCGGCCGGCTTGCATGTAATGCTGGTAGGGCCGGCCGGAAGCGGTAAAACCACGCTAGGCCATCAAGTTGCGGAAGCGCTTGGCCTTCCATTCTATTTTACTGGCGCCATTGCCAGCGAATACAAGCTTTCCGGCTTCATTGACGCGCAAGGCGTGTTTCGGTCAATGCCATTCTTTAAGGCCTTCACCGAAGGTGGCGTTTTCTTGTTTGATGAAATTGACGCTTCCATGCCGCAAGCTTTGCTTGCGTTCAATGCAGCGCTTGCCAATGGCCATGCGGACTTCCCGACTGGCAATTTCAAGCGCCATCCCGACTTTCGTTGCATCGCCGCTGCAAACACGTTTGGAAGCGGATCAAGCCGGCTTTATGTCGGCCGCAATCAACTTGATGCCGCCAGCCTTGACCGCTTTGTCACCATAGAGCTTGACTATGACACAAGGCTCGAAGCCGCAATGTTAGGTATACCCGCGCCGCAAGATGCGCCGCGTCCTATCAGCATTGAAGCCCGTCCCGAAAGTGACGTCACCGTTGAAACGCCTTTGCTAGTGGCGCGCGTTCGTCGCGTTCGCAATGCCATTGACACGCTTAATGGTGGCGCCGGCTCAAAGGACGCGGCCGTCCGTCACGTGGTCTCACCGCGCGCCAGCCAAGCCTATGTGAAGCTTTATGCGGCCGGCTGGCCAAAGGACACCATCGAAGCGGCCGTCATATGGAAAGGCTGTGATCCGGCCATGCGCGCTAAGATTGAAGCCGCACTATAGCATAGGCTCAAGATATGGCCGGCTTGACAGCCGGCCTATCATGAGATTATGTTAGGCTGTTAACTTGTAAAAGGACCACCACCAATGACCGTCAAGCGCCACCATTATCATTACTCAAGCCTTTCCGACTTTGTCACCGATATGGAAGCGGTAGTGAAGGCCAAGGCCTTTAAGCCAGAATATAAAGACCGGCCGGCCGCTTTGGAGAAGGATCATGCGGACGGCTGGCATGGGACAGAGACCATAGAGCAAACTTTTGCCATGGCGCGCAATGGTTGGGAAGCCGGCCGCGCCAAGCTTGTGTCGGCCTTTGCAGCGGCCGCGACAGCCCTATCAAGCCAGCCCGACTATGTGATGGATGTTGGCGGCGCTTACCCGATTGTTGCGCTTGCCGTGGCCGGTGATCCGGCTTGTATGGTTGACTTCATGCCAGTCGAGGATAGGAAACGGCCGGTAGTGCGTCTCACCGTCAATTGTTGCGCCAGTGCGGCCTATAGTGGTGAAGCGCTTACCAATTATGGCGCGGCCGTCCTTTCCTACATTGACGCGCTCGAAGCGCATGGCTTCCGAGTTGAGCTTACCGCCTTTGTCCATTGCGCCATGAACGGCGACAATAACCGGCGCTATAACCTTCACGTCATGGCCAAGGAAGCGCATGAGCCTATGGAGTTGGA